ATGCACTTTGTGTCGCTGCGCCTGTATTGATTGGGTTTTGTGCTAACCCTTCGCGTTGGCCTACTAAACCCGCTGCGGTGCCGGCGTTATTCATCTGATTTGCATAACCTTGGTTCATTAGATTTGCTTGATTAATAATACCGTTTTGGTTGTTATTGTAGGTATTACCCCATAACCCCATTTTTGCACCGATACCGCTTAAATTATTATTAAGCGCTTGCGTATTGAGTGCCGCCGCTTGGCCTAAATCATTTGAATATTGTGCCGCAAGTGTATTAGATGCGTTCTTGCTAATATCATTTAATGCATTATCTGTAATAGATGAATTCACAATGCCGCGACTTGCTAACCCAGAAACCGCATTTCCTACGGTCGCCTGTAAATCATTGTTTAACGCTTGCCGTCTAGCATCTGCATAGCCTGTTGGTAGTTGGCCGTTTGTAATATTAGCCATTGCATTTTGGTTTTGCAGTAAAGCGCCGTTATATTCGTTAGCCAGTTGGCTTGCGCCGTTGTTCATACTATCAACGCTGGCCGCTAACTGATTTGCATACCGTGTGTTATCCGTTAAATTCTTAGCTCCGGCCGTTGTTACTAAGTTCTGTAACGCACCGATTGCATTTTGATTGCCACGGTTAGCGCCCAAATACGCATTATACATATTGCCGTATTCTGGCGTTATCACGTTATTCAAGGCCGCATCGCCCATACCTTGCAAGGTGTTGGCGCTTCGATTGGTGTTATTAATCCAATCCATTTGGCCTTGTAATAGTTGCTTTTCGTCGGCCGTTACCGTAGGCAGTTTGGCATCAATGCTGCTTACCTTCGACTTTTTACCGCCGCCGCCAAATAATTGCAAGTCAAATTTAAACATGCTTTTCCTTTCTACAAAGTAGCTTCAAGGTGTTTACGCACCGTTTTTAGTACTTTGTAATTAAACCCATTATAGGTATAGTCCATAGTTGGAACACGTTCCATGTTCCACTTTTTAATGAAACCGCGCACGCTTCGATGTGTTGCCGTTACAATTACATCAAGATCATTCAACTTCATTACTTCAACAATATATTTACCTATTACTTTCATATCACCGTATGTCTGCCAGATAGTAAAATATCGTTCGCCGTCATGTTCGTTGATAGTCCAGAATAAGAAACCCGCATTAGGGAACCATTTGAAATAGTAGTTATATTTATCTTTGTAATTGTTGTTTTCATCGAAATAAAAACCTTCAAGGCTAACGCGTTCACCCGTGCGCCGTTCATAGTCTTTAATCATGCTTTCAAGGCTTTCAAGTTGCATCGTTAATCCCCTATTCGTTCTATACTGAATTTATTGCGATTGCTTCCGGCCTGTATTTGCCTGTCATAATATTCGCTAATAGTCAATTTTAAATGCTGATTATTATACCCATATCCGGAAATAGTCATTACTATTTCAAGGTTTCTATTATCATTAATGCGTATTTCTCGACTATCTCGTGAGCTTCCGTCTATTGTGATACGATAATTTCCACTTGGGAAAAATACTGTGTTACGCCAGTCTGAACGATCACTAGCCGGTCTATCTACATAAATATTATTAAAAGCAACTGGATTATACTGTACCGAATACGTGCGCCCGTTTTTAATAACCTTTAATGGTGTATTGTCATTCCCGATGCGTGCGTATAGTGCATTTCCATTAAATGGAACCTCAATATTTTGGCCGTTTGTTAATGCTGCATTTGTAGTTAATCCGAACCGGTAAATCTGGCCGTTATATTCTAGTACTAAATTAGGCATATTATTCCACCTTTAACTTCGCGCCATTAGGGAATGTCAACGTATTGTTATTTTCAAACGTTGCGATGCGTTGCCATTCGTTCATACCTTTTGTATTCGTATCAAAACGAATAAACGCCGCATTACTGTTAGCAAAATAAAGTTGAGTACCTAATATGCGGTCTTGGCTTGTATTCCACGGAAACATGGCGCCAATACCCCAATATGCAGTACCCCATATACGGTAGTTATTTAATTCACCAAATGTGAAACCGCTATAACCGGCCTTGTTATTAGCAAGATAATCTAAATCGATTGAGTCATTAGTAAGGCCCGGAACCTTTAACGTACCCGTCATGGTATCGCCGGCCTTCTTAACGCACGACGCAACATTATCCGCCGTTGCGGCTGAATTGGCCCGTGTTGCGGTATCTGCACTAACCGCATGCGTTGCATTGGCTACTGTATCAGTTTTACGATAATATGTACTACTTAATCCGTTTACTGTATCCGTAATGGTTTTTAGTGTTCGGCTTGGGTTATTCGTGAAACTAGCATCGCCAGCAATCTTTTTAATAGCTTCCGCCATTTGATTAAGAATATCCGTTAATGCATACGCTTTACCGTCAACCGTACGCGTGCCAATTACGGCATCTGTTGCGGTGTTTACATTTGGATCATAATACTTGATTGATTTAACCCGCGTTGCATCTGTAACGGCAATCGCTACCACTACGCGCAATATCTCTTTCCAATATGTGCCAGTATACACATACATTTTTTCATTTGTGGTATTGTAGTACATTTTATCCGTTGCCGCTGCTGGTGCATTAGGCTGGCGCATCGGTTCAAGCGTTGTACTGCCATAGGTTAAGCCACCAGATGCGGAACGTTCAACGTATAAATACGATGTATTATTAGCCGGTAGGCTCCATACGCTTTGTTTACGGTTAATCGTTTGGATATAATCAACCGCGCCGTAATCGTTGAAGCCGTCGGCGAATGATAACAATACAGGCGTTTGACTACCGTCAATCATTACGCTTAGGTTATCACCGGTTAAGAATGAAAATTCACCATTGCTTACTTTACCGCTCAACACTCTATTACGTAGGCCACCAGTACCACCACCGCCGCCGCCAGTACCACCACCACCGGCTTTGAGTTCTATTTGTTGCGCAACGTTCAATAATTCATCGCGGTTTTTCTTAATACTGTCTTGTACAGTATCGCCCTGTGGCGTTATATCCAAAGGGTATTTTTCTTTATATGCCATGTTTAAACCTCTTCATACGTATAATCTAACTGGCGTAACGAAATAGCGCCCTTTTGAACATTGATTTTAAATTGTACATTACGATTTGCACCGCCGCCAATCTTATACGCCTTCGTGTACTCATTAACATTCATTAATGTTTTGGCTTCGTATAGCTTTTCATTCGCATAGTATGTTTTGGTTGCCTTGCTTGAAAAGTTAATTGGCTTAGGCTTCTTATTAGAGATGCCAATAGTACCATGACCGGGAATAAGATTATGCGTTACAAAATTATAGTTCATAATCAACACAAATTGACGTGTTGCCAATCTGTTGCCGCTTATAATTGACGTTTGGATTTGTTTCGTATCGTCGGTATCTATTGTTTCATCAAGAATACCAATCTTATTGCCGTATGCTACGTACACTTCTTTATCCACATTCACCGCATCATTGATGTTATGCGTGAATTTTCTTGATGTGAAAACGCCCCTTCCGTCCTCATATCGTGGCAAGTAGTGATATATAAAGACTGTATCGCCGTTATATGGTTTAATCCAGATTTGTTTTCTACTGGATATGTGCCATACTTCGCAATCTTTCGTTATGTACTTCAATAGATAAGAGTTAATGTTCAAGCCAGTTTCAAACGGTTGTATTTCTGCATAGGTATTTGTAGGCATGAAAGACATAAACCCTTGATTGCCTAAATAGTAACTACGATCATCAACGCTTACCGTCGCACCACTACAATAACCGGTAGAGGATAAAGGATATACGGTTAAATTCTGCGCATCTGGCGTGCCAATTACTTGATACACACGCCCGTATTCTTTGTATACGATAATTGCACGTGATAAGAAATCAATCGCAATGATGCTGCCTTGGTCTTTATACCCAACGTCTACATATTGCGCACTAGATGCATCGTTACTGTTATGGTTCCATGCGTTATAGTCGCCAACTGCTGACCAATTCAACCTATGCGAATTAGTCGATGCAATCAGTACGCGCCCCGAATGGCTTGATACTATATCACATGCCGGACTTTCAATAGTGGATAACTTACCAGCACCGGAAATAGCTTGCAATTTATCACCGCTGGCAATAAGAATATCACCGCCAAACGCATGATATTTCGGCCGTTCGGTACCATTTAATGTGCCTAACAGTTTATTACCGCTGAAATCTGTTTCATACAAATTTCGGCCACTAGAAAAGTACCACTTATTACGATACACATCATGATATAGCGTTTCTATTGGTAGTCCGAAATCATACAATACACGAATACCCGGAACGGTACGGAGTGCGTTGTCTGTTCTATCGAATTCGCATTGTTGCGCCTGTGTTAGCGCTTGCACGTCGATATTTTCCGGCGGGTTGCTCCAATCAAGGCCCAGCCGGAACCCGTTCGTAGTTGCCACCTGTTTAACGCCCATTATGCTATACCTCTTGCCGCCTTAATCTGTTCCGTTATGTAGTCAATGAATTGTTTATCATAAGCAGCATAATCCGTCATAAGTGATTTTTTCTTAACCATGAAAGATATAAGCTGCACTAAATATTGATGAAAGAATTCAGAAAACGGAATAGTATCTTCCATTTCGTCAACGTGATTTTTCCGAACGCTATAAAACACTTGATTAACTGTTTCCCCGTCATAGGTTTCAAACGTTCCGTTAATGATGCGGATAGGATAACCACTCTTAGGAACAAACCCCATAAAGTCGGACGGTACGCCTTTTAGATTTGGTATATCCATATTTTTAACTACTTCACGGTCTTTAATGCTAACTAGAATAGTAGTTAGCCAGTCAATAGCTGCGTTAATGTATTGGATATACTCCAACTGTTCATCTAATATTTCGTTAGACTCTACATTAACCAGCGTAATCAATTCGCTTACTACCATAATTCCAGTACCCTTCCGCTATTACGCTTTCATTATTCCCCAAACCTTCATTAATGGATTGCAACGCATTAACCATATTCGCCGTTACGCCGGAAATATCAAGGTTCATAACCCTATATACGATGTAATCAACTAATAACGTTTCAAGTTCTGCCGGTAGTCCGCTTTCATCTTCCAACTTCTTATATCCGGCAGTCATTATATAATCAACGGTTATTTTCTGCTCATGATCTGCATCAAATACTATCGTTTGTAAATTCAATACATGATAGGCCTGTACTTCCGCATCATCTGCTTTGACATTTAACACGCTGATACATTGACCGGGCAGCGTAATCCGTCCGGTGCCGTTATCTTCGTGCGTTGCCTGTGCCAAACTAGGGCAGTACTGACCGATAAGGGCATTTAATAGGTGATTGCCTTCGTTGTAATACTCCAGTAAATGGTACGGAGTATATTGCTCCTGTGGTGTATCGCCTATTTGCATGAACGCCCTATTGATAACTTGTTTTACGTTCATATTCACCCCATATAAGAATAAAGGCGGGTATTACCCCGCCCATAATTCAAAAATTAGCGTTCTACTGCGCCGCCAGTTTTAACGGCGATTACGCCATAATCGGCCATGTTGAATTTAGTTTTTTCAACTGCACCATAGAACGCAATGCCATTACCAGCGATGTTGCCGTAATCGTCTGTTTGTTCAATGTGTTTAGCCGGTCTTGCTACTGCGAAACATGCCGCTTGCTTGCCTAATAACAAGTTATTGCATACATTAGCACCACTTGCGCCAGAAGCACTAGTCAATACGCGTTCGTATTCGTACAAAACTACGCCGTCATATTCGCCCAACGCACCAGTAAAGATAGGGTTTTTAGAACCGCGAACATTTGCGTTTTGTTGTGCTGCCAACCATTTTGGATCATCTTTCAAGTCTTTAGCCGCCCACGGAGATATAAGCATAATATATTTATCCATGCCATCAATCTTAATCGGTTGTACTTTTGGCGCATGCATCATCGCTTTACGTTTAGCACGGGAAATGAGTGTTGTTGTTAATTTATCGTTCGCCGTAATGCTGGAAATAGTACCGGCAGCGCTTGCGTAAATTGTTTCGTTAGCCGTATTGCTAGTAGTTAATTTTTCAATCAACTTGTTATCTAACCAATCAGATAACCATTGTTTCAAAACAACTTTAATTTCTTTCAACATATCATACTGTGTTTTTTGGTCGTCCGCTTCAAAACGGGATACCGCATTACGTACTAATTGAGTTTGTACAGTAAAATCGTAAATGTTCAAGCTATCTTCTGCACCAGATAATTTAGCGCGGTTACCTTCTACGCCGTTACCGCTAAGGTTCATCATCAAGCCGAATACTACGCTATCACCTTTAACGTTTGTTAAGTCTTTGTTTTGATGTACTACGTTGGAACCGTCCATTGCAGTAAACTTATCGAAATAACTATCTTTTACGCCTTCATGCCATACTTTTTTAGCCCATACTTTAGGTACTAAATTCGCTGGAATATTAACTTGGTTTCTTTGGTCTGCCATATTTTACCTCTTATAATTCGTCAAAATATTTGCGTATATCGTCCGGCAATGCATCGAGGTTGCCTGTTTGATACGCTTTCAAAATATCTTCTTCGCTTACCTTGTTAGGTGTAGGAACGCCACCGTTTAACGCGCCAGCCTTTGGCAACGTTGCGGCCACCTGTAACGGGTTGTTCGTAACGTCGGTATTCGTTGCCCGTTCATTTTGCAATTCTGTAACAAACTTTCTAATAGTTTCAAAATCGGCTTCGGTACCTTCTCCAATATCCACGCGATAGAACGCATCGTTTATTGGTTGTGCATCGCGCATTGTCATGCCGTTTAGCTTTTCTAATCCGCGTTGATATAGTTCCCCGAAATTTGGTAATGATTTAATTTCATTTACGAAATTTAGATTTGTTTGTCTTTGTTGGTGTACTGCTAACTGTTGATTTGTGATCGTGTATTCTGCATTAGCTTCAAAACGAATGAAATCGTTATATTTGTTTACATCTTCAAACATAAGACTTTCTAAATCTTCCGCCGTTAAATTAAAGCGTTTTAATGCTTCACGGCGTACAAAGTCCCGAATATCAGATACTTCACTATCTGGCAATGTAATCGGTCTTTGTTGCGCTTCAAATTGTCTTGCGCGTTCTTCGGCCGCTTTACGTCTTGCGCGTTCCTGTGCAAGTGCCGCTTTTAGATTGTTATCGTTTGTATGGTTTTCTTCGTGTTCCGGTTCTTCTTCGTTAGTGTTCGGCGCCGCTGCATCTACTTCCGCATCATTCGCATCACTTTCCGCCGCATCATCTGTAGAGGGTTCATCTGGTGTTGCTTCTGGTGTATCCGTTTCTTCGGTATTATCTTCAACGTTCACGCCCGCGTTTTCTAAATCTTCCGGAGTGAAACCAGCATCTTCGATATTAACTAAATCTTTTTCCATATCTAATACTCCTTAGCCTTTTAACGTCATTGCCGGACGAATAAAGCAATATGGCAGTTTAACGCCGTTGCCGGGCGATAATGTATAAGCAAGCCTTTTAACGCCGTTACTTAGGGCGAAATGTATAAAAACGCCCCATTACGGAGCGTTTATTATTGTGTTGATAGTTTATATTACATAGCGCCTAAATCGTTCATAGGCGGTGAAATTGGCGGTGCATTTTGAATGTTTGGTTGTTTACCTTTCAAGGCTAACCGTTCCGCCATAATTTGTTGTGGTGAAATCTGTACGCCTAACGTTTGTAAGTACATACTCAATGCTTCCGCTGGCATATCGTCAAGCGAACCACTTACACGCAATTCTGGTAACGCTGGTTTTTCTGCTGCTTCTTGCATGCGTTTCTTAACCGTTTCTTTTTCTGGGAAATCCATGAAATCAAGGATAATATCCATAGGAATATCAACGCCAGATTTCTTAGCTTCCAATAATTGATAAAGGTTAGCACGTCTTGCCGTTGCGCTTGCTTGGCTGGTGCTGATTACAATATCGAAATCAAAGGCGGATAGATCATATAGCACTTGTTTAATCGGGTTGCCTTCTTCGTCGCGCATCGGTTGCCCTAGTGCATCGGTTAATACTTGTTCTTGCATCGGTTGATTTAAACCCGGTTTAATCTGTACAAATTCTTTTTGACCATCATCGCCCATAATGCGCATTGCTTTGGCTTCGTTATAGAATTGTGGAATTAAACCCGGTGCGTTTTTCTCACCCCATAACAATTTAACAATTTGGCGTTCTGCTTCTTTTGATTGCTCAAAGATACCAGCCGTTTGAACGGTAGTTACTGATTGTCTTAAATCAATAGCCTTGCCGCTCATACTACCAACGCTACCGGAAAGGCTTTCCGGAGTAATGCCAGAAATAGCATAAAAATCATTGCTTGATTGTTGTTCAAGGCTCATATTGATATTGCTATCCATTGCCGGCGTACCGTCCACAAAGGAAACGCCCGGCGGTAGGAATATATTCGCGCCCGGTTTTGTACTATCATTCTTGATAGTTTTCTTTAATTGTTCCGTGAATTGACCTTGCCAGAATTTAACGCCTAAAGATTGTTGGTTTACAACGTGCATGCGTTGGCTTCGGTTCTTATTTAATTCCCTTTGCGCATCTTTAATATCACGCACTACGCCAGCCGGTTCTAGTTCATCATCTACCAATTCGCCGGTATAATAGCAATATTCACGCACTAACGGAAATTTACCATGCTTATAAGGACTTTCGCCCTCTTCCAATAGAACACTATCGGCGAACGTTGCATATCTGATTTTAGTATCTGGTATGCTAGTAGGTTTCTTGCCTGTAGCCATTAATACAACAAATAACGGGTTAGTTTCATCAATCAACCCCTCTTTTGTCATGTATACGTTTTTCTTACTGTATTCCTTATACCAATACTGCACTACACGGATTTTATTATAGTTACTGCTATACCATAACGCTTCGCCGTCTACTGTTTCAATAATGCCGGCTTCCTGTTCGGTTTCGTCATATCGGCTTTTTAATGCGTTGATTTCGTCAACCTTTTCCGGATAAATCTGCTTTAACTTAGCAGCACTTTCCCAGCTATAACGGCCAACATATTGCGCATCGCTTAAATCATCTTTTTTACATTCCGGATCAATAAAAGCATCAAACGGAGAAACACGTTCAATTTGAATAGTTCCGTCTAACTTCGTATAGTCGAATTCATAAGATACCCAGTAATTGGCTAAACCGCAAATAATTTTATCGCGGAAACATTTGCCCTTATTACGTTGATAATTCGCACGGTCTAAACAGTATTTTGTAATACCTTTCGCAACGCGGCTTATTCTATCATCTTCTTCGGAACGTGGTAAAAAGTCCGGTTCAGTTTCGTTCTGTGATGCATAACCGCATAACAGATTAATAACCGGTCTAATTCTATTAATCGTAATCGCTGGCCGTCCAGCTTCGCGCATTTTCTTTAAATCGCCGTCTTGCCATTGCTTACCTTGCATAAATGCAAAATCCTCAGCAGCAGCCTTGCGCCATTCTGACGTGGCGGCTAATGCATTTTTTACATTTTGTTTTGCTTCGTATATATCAAAAGTAGTTTGTTCTATATCCATTACTCCACCATTTCAGAACCATAAATCATATCGTACATCTGTTCCAGCTGCCATTGCGGCATTGCTTTTGCAAATTCCGCTAGTTCTGCATCTGTATACTTAGCTGGAATAATAACGCCCTTTTCTTCACGTTCGCCGTATTCCGATTTTAGAACCTTAAAGGCGTAATCACGTAACGCCCTTTCACTCATACGCCCCATGCGCTCACATCTCCTTCGCTATCATCAATATATTTATAACCGTCATTAAACGGCTTTTCTGGTTTAACTGATTTAACCGGCCGTGCCATGCACATATAACGCACCGCATCATATGCATGATCTTCTTGTTTTGTATCTACATCTTCGACCTTGATTTTATCGTATGTTAAAGCTGGCAATGTGCGTATTAGATGCACGCAATTACTAAATATTTTTAGCTTGCCTTCTTTAAGTCGTTGATGTACTTGCATAAGTCCGGCCAATCTATCATTATCAGCACGCACCCAGTACACGCCCTCGGTTGCGAATATTTCCGCAATCGTTGGCCCGTCATGGCCTGTTCGCTGCCATATAGCCGGGTCTGCTACACCTTGATAATCTTTCAAGTGTTCTATCTTTTGTGCTACTTCCCGCGCCGTTTCCTGTGTACCAGTATCCGGCATGCCCGGCTTACACCCATAATATTCACCAGTAATATATAAAACATCGTCATAATCAACCGCATAGGAATATACTGCATATGGTTTCGTATATCCCCAGTCCATTGAACGATATCGTTGCCAATGATGCGGTATTTCAAACGGTTCTATTACATGCTTATCCGTTCGGAATTCTGTAAATACTTGACCCTCGAATATATTCCAGTCGCCGTCTAAATATGCTTTACGTAGCTTTTCCGGTAACGTGTTAAGTGCATCTATATAACTTTGTGATAGATGCGGGTTATCACTTGCCCTTGCTTGGATATATGCGATCTTATCGGCGAATGGTTGCATTTCCTTTGTGAAGTTTCTATCAATAAATAAATCCTTAACCCACATATGGCCCTTGCCGCCCGGGTTAGTCGCTGCGATTAATTTCGTATCACTTATACCAGTCCAACGTAAACGCATACGCAAGAAATCGAACACGTCGCGACTATTCAAGGTTAATTCGTCAATAGCAATAGCAGCGAATTCGCTTGAAAGGTATTTGCTTGGCTTATCCAAATTTCTAAAACAAATAACGCCGCCGCCTAATTCATCATTTAATGTGAATTCATGGTTGCTTTCCTTATAGCTTCCTAACCATTCCGGAAACTCCATTTTGATTTTGGATATTTGACGATCATCAAGACTTGGATAATCTTCGCAAAATAATCCAACGCGTATACCTTTAATTCCTGTTTGAATAAACCAGTCAATTAAAAGCCATACCAAACCCCAGCGGAGTATATACGATTTACCACCACCAGCAGCACCGCCATATAGTGTATATATGTTTTGCTTTACCGCCCTTAAAAATTCCTTTTGCTTAGGCGTTGGCCGTATCACATCGCGAAACAGATTTGTTTTACTCATCTGTATCACTCAATTCGTTGTTATCAATAACCAACTTAACGGCGCTTTCGGTTGTAATTTCCTGTTGTATCTTATCGCGCCATTCTTTAGAACGTCGATTTTTAAGCCAGAAAATCATGGCCGTTGTATTTCCTTCAAGTGCTGCCTTATACAATGCATTTTCTACTTGTATATCTGCTTCGTCCTTGCCTATTTTTAGGGCGTTCGATATTTTGGGCGACTTCTTACGCCATTCCCATAAGGTAGAAACTGCAATTTCCATATTGCTGGCAATCTGTTCATTTGTTAAACCATTACGCGCCCAGCCTTGTAAAAGCAAAATCTTTTCTTCTGCTTCCCAGTCTGTATATGTTGTTTTCGCCATTGTTTCACCACCTATCGTAGTATATTGTTATCTTTACTTTTCATTCTGCCATGTGATCGTTGGCATATTCCCGCATGCTGCTTGCTGGCGTGTTGGCTAGTGCAATATGTTTGGCATAATCCGTCGTAATATATTTCGCTGGCTATGCATTGGCCCTTCTTGTTGTTAAGACATTTCGACTTTGTACATATGATATTCACTAGCTTTTCACCACCTTTACAAAACTTTTTTGAAAAATTTTTAATTTCCCTATTGACTACTTGCGAAAACGCAAGTATAATGAAGCCATAAGATATATCAGAAAACGCAATTATTCAAAAAGGAGAATTTACAATGCTAACACTTAAAGACGTAAACACTAACAAAACATGGAAATTTGAAAACAAAACAGATGCTTCCAATTTCATCAGTACAATGAGTTTCGGTTTTGAATGGCAATTAACCGACAATAACACAAATGAAGTTATTGCTTGCCACTACTTCGAGTAACAGTAAAGGAGATTTATCATGAAATACAATATCACTCACAAAATAATTGTAAAAACTCAAAAAGGCGATTGTGTAGGTAACCCTCTTACTAGGGTACACATCGCCGGTGTACGCGGGTATTCCCGCATGCGTGATATTCGCATAGGCGATCGCATTCAAGGTTCATATATTGTAACCTCCATAACCCATATCGTTACAGATACACAAAGCCACTAGAATATAGTGGCTTTTTTAATTACTCAAAACCGAACACGCCGCACAAAAAGACATTAGAAACTATGAAGGTGATATCTCTTAAAATAAAAAAATGTGCATTATGTTCAGTTTTCAATAATCAAATGTTGCTTTTATACAAAAAATGAGATATATCACCGTGGATATACCTCATATTCTGATAGCTTTATTCATTTATCGTGTATTAAACACTCAAAACCGGAGACATACCGCCGCACTCTCAACGACGTAGGCCCACGGCCTAGTTCCTAGGAAACCGAACGGCCCCAGTTTTCAATGCTTATATGTGTACTCTAAACCAATACCGATATGGATCACATGAAATTAGGTTTACTATGCTTTTTGTTGTTGTGCTTGGAAGTACATATATTTGATAGGATTGTTCTCAATGGCATTGTGTATGTTTGAAAGGAATTCTATTTATCGGTATCGGTTTACAATACACAATAGGGGAACGGCCCAAAGTTCCCCTGTGCATTGTGCTATATAGGAGAATTACGCCAATGACCTTTTTAAGCATCATATGACAATATAATTATACTATATATCGCTTTTCCGTATTATTCCGATGTAGTTCGGTATAGTCCGACTTTTACCGCCTTAGCAGTATACGGGCTAGGATAATACGTATTGTGTAAAAATTTTCCTACATTAATAAGGCCTAACGTTTTTAATTCGGCTGCTTGCGTTTTTCCTAAATCGGTGAAACTTTTCGCATATTTCGCGCTTTCGCCGTCTATATACTCACGCATTAGTAATATATTGGTTTTCCCTGTGGTGCATTGATTGATGATTTCCGCCGCCGTTTCGCGTTCATCAATTAATGCGCCTATTTCTTTATGTACCGCATCGCGTTTACTTTCAAGCCGTACTATTTGCCGGTCTAACCCGCCCGGCGTTCCGCCACCGCTTAAACGTTCCTTGCTATAATCAACTGCCCCAATCGTTGTTATATCGGATTGCAAATGCTTTAGATCTTCTTTCAATGATTTGATTTTCATTGATATTAATTTAATCGGTTCTAGGAATTCCTTGCCTATTTCTCTATATTCTTTATCCGTCATTTATTCCCCCGTATGGTTCATTATCTCATGTTCTTAACTGTTTCCCCTAACATGTTTAAATAGTCTTGTAAATTTGTCTTGATAGCATCATTTACTATTTGGATATTATCAGTTGTTACATAATGCGCCAGTAGCATTTTATACATAGCATCTTTGGTAGGTACTAACACCGCTATTAATGCGCTAATTATAAACGCAATATACAAGGCAATAATTTTATTTTTGTGCGGTTGCAATAAACTTCGTACGTTATCATCTACAATATATGTTGCCGTTACACCAGCGGCGGCGCAAGTCAAAACCATAAATACAGCTTGATTTAAAGCATCTATATTATGTAGTACCTCAATCAAATACAAATACATCGGATCAATAATAGGCATACACATTTCCCCTTTCGCCTATTTGTATCAAAGGGGCGTTTATATTGCCCCTTATCAACTACATCGTAAATATTGATACTAATTTAATTAATGCTATCACTAGCGAAAACACCAATGCAGCATCAAACAATAATTTAATCATGGCTATTTCCCCGTACTTCCAATACCGCCAACACCGCGCGCCGTTTCGGTTAAGTAATTAACATCTAACAACTTTAACGCGCCAACTGGTACAAGAATACCCTGTACTAACCTATCGCCCTTTTGGATTAAATATGCATCATTGCTGGTATTGTGCAGTATCGCTTTTATTTCACCCCGATAATCTGCATCAATCACCCCGAACGAATTCGGAATAATTAACGGCGTTTTACTCATGCTAGATCGTGGCGCCAACATCAACATATAACCCTTTGGAATTTCAACCGCTAAACCTAGCGTTACATATTGCGTTTGATGCGGTTTTATAACTACGCCCTCCGGCTGGTAAAAGTCCATTCCGGCGGCATCTTCGCTGCCAACTTTCGGCATTAATACACCAGGCATGCATCGCTTAACCTTGATAACGTCCGCATTATATCGTTTATATCCAAATATGCGTTTAATCCTGTTTAGTAGTTCCATTTATTGCCCCTCATTTCAATAACGCTTCCAATACTTTATTTTTTCTATCCATAATGCGTATTTCTGCCCTTGGGTTCTCTTTATCAATACCAGCAATACAGCTATCACCATATGAACATATCCATTTATCATCATCAATCACGCCGGCTTTGGTTAAGATATCGCTAGTTGCCTGTAGCAACCCGATTAAGTCCGGCCAACTTCTTTTATTTGGCAAGTAGTATTTACATTCAACAACCACAACGCCAGCTATATGCAATTTCTTACCGGCTAACTGCCATAAGCAAGCATCTTCATAATCCCTATATGCTTCTGATTGAATATGGCCCCGTTTGTCGCCCCATTTTACAATTTGCCCGTGGTTCTTTTTAGTAATTGGGCGACCTTTGAATACTATGTCAATTACCGGCATTTTCTGCTAACCTCACATCGCATGGTGCTGCGCCTGTAACTAACCCCAACAAGCCATTACTCCAGCTTGTTGCTCCACTGTTAAAATACCAAACCTTCCCTTTGCTATATTCGGCAAAATACCGCTTACATTCGCCGTATGGTGTTTTCACGATGATAGGTGTATCAACTGGAACCCTTTCCCATTCCACAAACCCCAATAGCGATGCAATAGAGTATTTATCTGTTTTAGGACCTAACCCCAGTACCTTGCACGGAATACGCGGGGTATGATCGCGTACTTTAAAATTACCGCCGTTTTCGATAAAGTCCGGGTTTACAAAATAGGCATATACCCCGATGATTTTAATATCTCTATACCCTTCTTGATGCATTTGTTCTAATAACCATTTTTGCTCATTCGTCATTTTCTAATTCCCCTTCTAGCATTAATCGTTTCGCTTCCGTTTTAACTATATACACATTCTTTTCTACGCTATTACCGAAACCGTAAAAAGTTTCTAGTGATACGGCGAACGAACAAGAACGCTTGTTTTTATCTTTTCGCCTGTATATTAAATTACAATACCCTTCTATACCTACACCGCAATCCACTAATTCCGGTTTTATGATTTCATCGCCAATAACTACCGTTAATGCGCTTTCTAATAAATCGTTATTCATCGTTTCCGCCTTTCAAGATTTAACCCAGCACCAAATAGGCGAGTTCTAACAAATGTATACGATACGCCGTATATGTTCGCTATTTTCCGAACACTCAAACCTTTCTCACGCAAGGCAGCCAGCGCACTTGCTTCAATTTCCGGGTATACTAGCTTTCGTTTTATTTCTTTCCTTAACCCTAGCGCGGCCAATGCTGCATCTGCCGTTTTTCTGCCATAGATGCAAGCGCCCAGCGCGAACCAGTTTTCTATATATACCGTACTCATTTGTTCACTATCTCCATAATATGACGTCCTATTTCCTCTACAACGTTCACCGTAACGGCATTACCAGCTTGCTTATATAGCTGACTATTGCTATTTGCAGTTGCTGCTTTCTCGAATTGCTCATCTGTAAAACCTTGTAATCGCCAGCACTCTTTAGGCGTTAGTTTTCTGATAGAGATTTCTTTACAACCGCTTTTAATCTCTTTATTTATTAGTACGCCGTGGCGGTCTTGATTTGTAAGTGTAAAAGCTGGCTCACCATTTTCTTTTAATCGGCGCCCGTTTTGTCGCTTTTCCTCTCTATCTGGTGTTAAGCAAGCTATTGCGCTCAAAATTTTAGGCTCACGATCACCGCCGCCACATGTATTTATAGTTGGTGCTATGCCCCTCGTAGAATATACCCGCCCTGTTTGAGGATTTCCGCCAAAACTGCTGGTCTCCCGCAAATTGCCGACTTGCTCAATAACCGCTGCACTTTCTCTTTTGGTAGGTAAAAGTCCTCCGGCACATCGCACTCCAGTATATCCAACAATGTAGACACGTTCTCTATTTTGAGGGACTCCATAATCTTTGGAATTATACACTTTCCACTCGATACTGTACCCTCTTTCGGCCATTTCACTAATAACAGTGAGGAACCCGCCCCCCCCGTCGATTGATAGCAAATTCTTAACGTTTTCACACATAATCCATTCGGGTTTATTTTCTTCGCACTCATCTAATAACCTCATAATTTCATAAAACAAACCGCTTCTAGTACCTTTTTTAATGCCTTTTTGATTGCCGGCGATGCTTATATCTTGGCAAGGAAAACCAAACGTCCATAAATCCGCCTTTGGTAAATCCTTTCCTTTAACCTTTGTTACATCATCGCCAAACCATAAATTATCAGTATCGTACATTGCACGGTATGATGCTTGCGCAAACTTATCGAATTCACACCAGCCTATACATTCCATACCGGCCTTTTCTAAACCAGTATGAAAACCACCGATACCACTAAAAAAATCTATAAACTTCATATTTACCTTCCTAATATCTACCTATACGCCGCTTGATGCGGTTATTGCTATCCTTTACATATCCGTACACATCGCCCCGGATATATCGGGTTTCTATTTCTTTTTTTGATTGCTACTGTATTTTGCGTAGGCTGCGCATGTACTATGACAGCCTAACACCCTATACTCACAACCCTTACATGGTGATTTCATAATTTCGCCTATTAGAACGGAATGTTTTCATCGTTCCCTTTATCATCTGCAAAATTATCAAAGTTGCTTTCTGTTGCCGCATCATTTAAAGCGGATACGCCTACGAAACTTGCAACAACTTCCGTAACATATTTCTTTTGGCCGTCTTGCGTTTCGTAGCTTCTTGTTTGAATTCTGCCCTCAACAAATAGGCGGTTTCCTTTTCGGTAGTTTCCTACCGCTTCACCCAGCTTGCCCCATGCAACGCAATTTACAAACGCCGTTTGTTCTTTCGTTTCATTTGTAGCACTATCAATATACGTGTTACTAGCTGCAACCGTGAAAGTTGCCACCGCTCGGCCACTTTGCGTATAACGCACTTCTGGATCACGTGCAAGATTTCCCATTAACTGAACACTATTCATATATAATTCCCTTTCTATTTTCTAATTCTATAGGGCAAATTCGCTTAATTTACCCCCTCTACTATTTCGCCCTTATGATTTATCATCGGCGACTTAAAACTTCCATACAACGCATTTAAACGATTTTTTGCGGTGTAAACAATTCATCTAACGTTAAATTCAGTTGTAATTCGTTATTAATAAATTTCTGAATTGCTAACATTTCCGTTAATCTAAAATCAAATTCGCCTCGTTCGTGCTTCTTATAGGTTTCACGTCCTACGCCAACCATTACGGCCATATCCTTTTGTGTATATCCTAGTAACTTCATACATTCGATTAACTTAGGAAATACATTATACTTTTCATTCATTCCAGCACCCCCAAAATTAACGCTTTCCCTTCTTTTGAAATATCCGCCTTTTTAACCATGCTTTTTAGGTCTATAGGCTCGTACTTTTCAACTTCAACCAAATGGCCGTTATCTAGCATCTTAATTTCTGTTTGTTTCGGCATATTAAGTTCTGCACGCTTCCGTGCTTCCATTAATAGGCCGTTACTTTTAATGCTTTCCGCAATTTCCATATTCTTTTGTTCGCGTGCTGCTAGTTGTTCATACGCTTTACAGAACTGGCTCATTGCCGCGCTTTCGTTGTAGCTTTGGGAATTTCTTGGATCAAAGAAATGCCATACAGTTTTAGCCGCCAATCTTGTAATGCCTTCCAGTTCATCAAGGCCCTTTTCATAGCCAAATTGGCTGGCCTTCTTGCGCGCGATTTCCCATGCATCTTGCGCAATCAATCGTTCTTCTTTTCCGTTTACATATCCGGAAATTTCCGCCGCTTTCTTGCGAATAGTCGCGACTGACGGAAGAAACTCACATGTATTAATGCATTGCTTGATAGCTTCGGCCAATGTTACAGGATTAATATCCTCTAACATAAATGCGTACATCTTCGTTTTTGCTACATCAATATTCGGATATATCAATAACTGACCCGTAGCCGTCAATGTTTTCGCGTTCGGTTCCCTCATCTGTTCCCCTTTCTACCGCATCAATTAATGCGTTTAGTTCTGCAACCTTCCGTTCTGTATCCGTCATTGTTGCCGTTTCATTTGAATTTAGATATGTATCAAAATGGCTTGGCGCGAATAGCGTTTTAGGCGTGAGATACTTTTCTAGTTTCGTACCTTTCCATTCACGGCATTTTTTATCAATCACGGTTTTAAAATCGTCAACGGTATAACCTTCTTTCAAGCGTGATCTAATCGCCTGTACGTATGGTTTTGTTGTTGGCTTGAATTTTGAACCGGTTTTTAAATTAAGATATTCGATAATTTCATAGTGAGATTTATCCACATCGTCATGTGAAACATGACATAATGTATCTATACTAACCTTACCTAACCTATCCTTTCCTAACCTATCCTTTCCTAACCTAACCTTACCTAACCTATCCTTACCTATGGATACAGTTTGTATACATTCTGTATCCATTCTGGATACATCACTTTTTAACGTGTATGTTTTATCCTTCTGAATATTGAGTAAATCACGTTCCGGCAAGGTGCTTGGCTTGTATCTATCGTTCTGAATGTAGTTATGAATTTTCCAATCTTTAATAACTACAACGCCACTTTCAAACGGTATTACAAATTGTTTAGCAGCCAACACTTTCATATCATCATCTTTTGCCCCAATCATTCGCATAATTGACTTTGGGGCATTGATAAAACCGTCATCGTCAGCATCTAGCAGCATATGAAAGTATAGGTTTTGTGTAGTTGCTGGCATGTCTAGGAATGTATCGGACTTGATGATTGATTTTGACATCATTCTTCGTTCTGCCATTGTATCTTTGAATTCCTTTCTTTTAAGATTTCCCTAATTTGTTTAGCATCTACGCCGTGCGCCTTTGTATGGCAATCACGGCATAAGCAAGCCAGATTATTAAGATTTGATAAACCGCCGTGCGATCTAAACTCTATATGATGTACTTCCGTAGCCATTGCACCACATAGCACGCATAAACCCTCATCACGTTCATACGCCCATTTTCTAGTACGAGCATATAGAACGTTATCAAGTTTCTTTCGCTTGTTCATTGTTCCCCCATTCATTTATTAATGAGTTGATATAATCATTATTTTCTAAAGGTATGTTTAATTGGTTGCACTCATCAACTAATGCATCAATTAAGCGCCGCATTTCGTCTACCGTGTAAACGCTGCTTCCATGATAGGCGCGAACGATTGTATAACCTTCCGTTTTAGCTGGGCCAGCTTCTTCGGCGTACCAGCCTAACCCGTGGCCGTGCCAAATTTCAATAAATCGCCCTGTGGCATCGTTTTTAATTGGTAGATATGTAAATGTACCAGCTTCTTGAATAACACGCTTATACACGTCATTTTTTGAAATATATGCGTTTTTTGAAAGTTCATGTGCTATCTTTTCACACAAAACCCATGCATACGCGTTGGCGTTTAGTGAACGGCGTTTTACCTTTCGTTTGATTTCAACGATGTATTCAATGTTAGGGTCTAACTTACTCAACGTTTCATCTATAGGGGCCGGAATTAATATGTTCCAGCCTATAGACTTAATTAAGTTAATACCCTTTGTAACCCATTTCATTAAATGCGTTCCCCAGCATCTTCATGCAACATCGCTTGTTCGTCATTGTCATATAGGGTAAAACCTTTGTTTTCTTCTTCCCCGTATTTTTTTAACCATTCAAGGGCCGCCACCATTTCAAAGGCATCTAACATCGCAAGGCGTGGTTTTTTAAATTCCGCCGCAATGTATTTTGTTATTTCTGCCGGTGGTACCTTTTTAGATTTTTGCAACGCTAGAAATTCATCGTATCCTTTAACGTGCGCTTCTTTCGGCGGTTGTTGTTGCGGTTTCGGTTGTTGCTGTTTGTTGCTTTGTGAATTATCCATAAAGTCGGCATCTTTTGTATCGTCAATACAGAATAGGCCGTTTAGTGCGTACTTTCTGGCATAAGATGATGCGGAGCCAGTAATTTGACTTTCGTCCATGCCTTTTTTATCTTTACTTTCACGCGCAAATGCAGTAGTTGCTATTTCTTCTTTTCCGTCCGTTACTTTTGCCGTTGCCTTGAT